GGTGACTGGGAGGCAGCGGACGAGCCGTGGCAATTCCTTGCTAGTTGTGAGGAGTACTATGCGGTAGTAACTAAACGAACCAGAAACACGACTGGCTTGTGTGTTGCCACGGATGCAACATGCAGTGGCCTTCAGATCCTCGCAGGACTAGCGAGAGACCGCAAGACAGCACAACTCGTCAATGTGTTGCCTTCTGAACGGCCACAAGACGCATATAAGGTTGTAGCGGAAGTTGCCAAACCTAATTGTCCTGCCCACATACAGAAAGTAATGGATAGGAAGACGGTTAAGAGAACCGTTATGACAATTCCCTACAATGCTAAACCTTACTCCAACAGATCGTACATTCGTGATGCACTGAAGGAAAAAGGAATTGAGATCGACAAGGAAGATCTTACCGTTACCGTGGCAGCGGTTCGGGATGCTATGAGTAATGTAGTACCTGGACCGATGTCTGTAATGAAATGGATTGAAGATGAGGTCTCTAAAGCAATTAAACGTGGTGCTAAAGAATTAGAATGGGTAACACCATCTGGATTTGTAGTTAACCAACACATCATGAAGAAGGAAGTAGTACGATTACAACTACAATTATTAGGTCGTTGTGATATATCAGTTGCTACTAAAGATAAGGATGAGGTAGATTTAAACCGCCATAAGGCAGCTACTGCACCTAATCTTATACATTCTCTAGATGCGTCACTACTGCACCTCACAATCACGGACTTTGACAAGCCTGTAGCATTAATTCATGACAGCATTCTCACACAAGCGGTTGACATGGATGAATTATCGGCTAAAATAAGGGAAACGTACATGCATTTATTTGCTGAACGTGATTACCTGAGAGACTTTGCTTCACAAATTGGAGCAGAGACAGAACCACCGATTATAGGTGACTTAAAACCTGAATCGGTTATTGATTCAACTTATTTCTTTTGTTAAATGTATTCAATGTTTGATAGTTTCTTCGCACCTCCTACTATTGTAGTAGTGTCTGAAGAAAGACTGAGAGCTGCCGAACTTAAAGCTAAGGAACGGCAACTGTTACAAGTTAAAGTACAGCTAGAAAATCTTCAAGATTTCTATTCTAAATTAGAAGCTGAAGTTAAAGCATTAGCACCTGCAGAAAAGGCTGTAGGTAAGGACATGGATTCACTAGATGGAGCATGTGATGTCTAATAGAACTGTACACGTTACTGAAAATCCTGTTACTCTAGAGGGGTATCAAGCTATACTTGCACCAGGTAAGTTTGGTTATTCTCTATCGGCTGTAGTTGGCAATGATATTGTCGATAAGCTAGAAACTGAGAGAACTGATGTCCTTAAATGGGCAGAATCAAAGCTCAAGAATCCGAAAAGATCTACTTGTAAACCAACACCCTGGGAAGAAGTAGCGGATGGAAAATATAAATTAAAATTCTCATGGGGAGAAGATAAGAGACCACCTATAGTTGACACTGAAGGTACACCTGTAACTGACGAGAAAACACCGCTTTATGGAGGATCTACTGTTAAACTGGGTTTCTATCAAAAGCCTTATATTTTACGGGATGGGATTACCTATGGTAGTAGTCTCAAGCTGGTTGGCGTTCAAATTGTTGAACTGAAATCAGAAGCTGCTGGTATAGATTCTGGTGATCTAGATGAAGCTGCAGTAGCAGATTTGTTTGGTAAAACAGATGGTTATACAACTGCATCCCCTGATATTGCTGATCCACCTGTAGAAGAAGACTTCTAATGTTAGAAAAAACTATAACAACTGATAGCACTTTGAAAGTATCTAAAGCCGCAGTTAAACTTACATTACCTGTTATAGAACTTGATGTCTATAAAGCTAGTGAAAGTAATTTAAACTCAGGTATAAGGACTGACTTACTAAGAGTTATTGGTGAAATAATAGATAAACAACTTGAATGAATAAATACCGTTCTAAATTAGAGGAACGTGTAGCAGAACTTCTAAGTAATTTAGGAGTTATATATGAATATGAGTCTTGTAAGGTGCCGTATACTATTCAGCACCATTATCACCCTGATTTTATCCTTCCAAATCATGTTCACCTTGAAACTAAAGGGTATTGGTCTCCAGAAGATAGAAGAAAGGTCGCTGCTGTTAAAAAAGATAATCCAGATTTAGATCTTAGGATGGTCTTTCAGTCACCTTACAATAAGATCTCAAAACACTCGAAAACCACGTATGCCAAGTGGTGTGATAAACATGACATCCCTTGGTGTGCGTTTCACACAATACCAATTGATTGGTTAACATGACCGAATCAGAATTTGTGGCTCACGAACCTTGCGATAACTGTGGCTCATCAGATGCCAATTCAGTGTATACTGATGGCCACAAATTTTGCTTCGTATGTGAGACCTACACACCCGCAGAGGGTATAAATCTTTCACAATCACCAAGGACGATGACAAATGTCGAACTCAAAGGACAACCAGAAGCTCTCAGAAGGAGAGGATTATCTCAAAAAACTTGTCAATTCTTCAGGATTCACAGAGACGGAGATACTTTACGCTTTCCATACTTTAGCGCAGATGGAGTCCTCGCTGGAATCAAAATAAAAACTAAACGAAAAATATTTACTTATGAAGGAGTTTCCACTGACACCTTATTTGGTCAGCATCTATTCCCTACTACTGGTAAGCGTATTGTTATTACTGAGGGTGAATTAGATGCAGCCAGCTGCTATGAAGCAATGGCGGGCTGGCCAATGGTCTCGTTACCACATGGTGCAGCGTCAGCTAAGAAAGACATCAGGAAAGTCATACCGTTACTACAAGGCTACAATGAGATCGTCCTATTCTTCGATGGCGACGACGCTGGCCGTAAAGCGACGGAGGAGGCGGCTGGCATCTTACCACCTGGCAAGGTCAAGATCGCTCGTCTCGAAGCATACAAGGATCCCTCGGAGGCTTTACAAGCTAAGGATGCTGAAGCCATTAGAAAGGCGATATGGGATGCCAAACCTTATCGACCAGATGGTATTATTGATGGAAAGAACCTTCTTGAACTTGTAAAAACACCACAGAAACCTTATGACCACGAATACCCGTTCGAAGGGCTCAATAAGAAACTACACGGGATCAGGTATGGGGAACTTATTACCTTTACTGCAGGCTCTGGTAGTGGAAAAACCTCAATCATGCGTCACATTGCAACTGACCTCTTGCAGAAGGGGGAATCAGTTGGGATCTTGGAGCTTGAGGCAAGTAATAGAAGAACAGCACTTGGATTGATGTCCACAGCTGTTGGGAAGAATTTACATCTCGGAGAACATAATGAAGAAGAACTCACGACAGCTTTTTATAATTCCATTGATGATTGGAATCTTTACCTGTTTGATGGCTTTGGTTCTTTTGACCCAGACGTTATTTACAATAGGATCGAATACCTTGCCAGTGGATTGGAGTGTCGTGTTATATTCTTAGATCACCTTAGTATATTATTAAGTGGTCTTGATGGAGATGAAAGAAGAATGATAGATACTACTATGACTAGATTAAGGTCATTAGTAGAGAGAACAGGCATAGCATTATTTTTAGTATCACACTTGCGGAGGGCAGGAAATGACAAGCACAGCCATGAAGAAGGAGGAAGAGTTAGTCTGTCCTCACTTAGAGGATCTCACAGCATTGCTCAAATATCAGATTCGGTTGTTGCCCTCGAAGTCGATCAACAGACCGACGCTGAACGAAAACTTACAACAGTTAGAGTGCTTAAGAATCGTTATTCAGGCGAAGTTGGCGTCGCATGTCAATTAAGTTATGATTTATCCACTTGCAGATTTAAAGAAGATGAAATTACGACCACGCCCGAATTCAACCCAGCCACGGATTTTTGATGGAGGGTATGAACATCCATGGTATAAACAAGAACAGAGATATGAAGACAGATTAATTAGACCTAACCCACCTACTAAAGAAGCAATTGAAAAAGCAAGATTCGTGGACAAAACCTACCACTGGGATAGGGACACTAGTAATAGACACAGAGACTAACGGTTTATTAAGACATGCCACCAGAATACACTGTGTCGCCTTATACTGGCTCGAAGAAGACAGAACGGAAGCGTTCAACGATGAACCATACGCGGAAAATCCAAAAGATCTCCCAATGGCTGGAGGTGCAGGATACAGTATCACCACAGCAATATCGTGGATCACGATGGCTGAAAGGGTCGTTGGCCATAATATTATTGGGTTTGATTTACCTCTCATTAAAAGGCTCTATCCTTTCTTTGAGTATCCTCCTGTTATTGTTGATACTCTTTTGTTATCTCGCTTATATCATCCGGATTTATATGATATAGATAAGAAGAATAAAAATATACCAGAAAAATTATATGGTTCTCATAGTCTTGAGGCTTACGGTTATCGTTTAGGTGAACGTAAAGGAGACTACGGTAAGACTACTGATTGGTCTGAATGGTCTCAGGAAATGCAGGACTACTGTGTACAAGACGTCGTTGTGACCAAGAAATTATGCGACCACTTCCACCCATACCTGATTGGGTCAAATTAGAACATCAGGTACAGCAAATACTTACACAACAGGAGGAACATGGATGGTATTTTGATGAAAAAGCTGCATGGGAACTTGAATCAGCTCTCAGACGAGAGTATGAAGATATTACTCAATTATTACAGCAACGCCACGCTTACGTTAGAGGATCGGAATTTTGTCCTAAACGATCTAATAGGCGAACCGGATATGTTGAAGGAGCACCTTTTACAAAACTCAAGGACTTAAATCCTACCTCCCGTGACCATATAGCATGGATACTACAAACACACTATGGCTGGACTCCGTCATTAATGACCTCGACAGGAAAAGCCGTAATAAACGAAACAGTGTTAAAAGAGATTGGGACGGATATAGCTCTTCATTTCTTGACACTACTGGATCTGACGAAAAAGTTAGGGATGATCTCAGAAGGCGTGAACGCATGGCAGAAGCTATCTACGACGTCTAGTAGGATACATCATCACTGTTCCGTTGCCACCAATACATTTAGGTGTGCTCATCGTAAACCAAACCTCGCACAAGTACCATCAGATGAAAGATTTAGACAACTATTTAAAGCGACGAGTGGCCATATACTGGTCGGTGCCGATCTTAGCGGTATTGAGCTCAGGATGCTTGCCCACTATCTCGCCCGATATGATAAAGGACG